ATCAGGTGCGGGCTGCAGCGCAGCACCTCCGCCACGTCCGTGGGCTTCAGGAACGCCGCGTCAGACGAGCGCATTTCCGCCAGTGTCATAACGCTTCCTCCTCTCTCGCGTATTTCAGCTCCAGGGTGGCCCGGGTGATGCCCTCCAGCTCCACCAGGATCGCCTGATAGTCCAGCGCCTCCAGCTTGTCGATCCGCCCGTCGGCGGCGATCTCCAGCAGCCGGTCCCCGCGGTGGGCCGCGGCGAAGCGGGCCATGGCCGCCAACAGGCGGCACACCGCCATGCTCAGGCCCAGCTGCTTCACCTCCGGGAGGATCGCCCGGGCCGCCGCGGATTTGTTGAACAGGTGCCAGTGGCTCAGCACCGGCAGCCCCGCCGCGTCCGCCATGCGCAGCGCCGTGTCGTCCGAGGGCATGAATTCCCCCGCCTCATAGCCCCGCACGGCGTCCACGCTGACGCCGATGGCCTCCGCCCAGCGCTCCTGGGTCATTCCGGCAGCCTTCCTGCCGATCAGGCAGATGTTTCGGGAGTTTCCCTCCATTGTCAGCCGGCCTCCTCTCTGTCAGCATTTTCTCCGGGCGGGCTGAACAGCTCCGCGATGCCGCAGCCCAGGGCCTCCGCCAGCTGGGGCAGCCGGTCCGTGGTGGGCGTCCGCGCCCCGGTCTCCCAGTAGGCCACCGCGCTGCGGTCCACCCCCAGCCGCCCGGCCAGGTCCTCCTGGGTCAGCCCCAGGGCCGTCCGCCGCTCCCTGATGTAGATCAGCAACCCCGTCGTCACCTCCTTTCCCTTGACGGGCCTGAGCCCGCTGTGATATTGTGTCTCTGTGTCACCATGCGCGGCAGCGCCCTCTTGCCTCCTCTGATATGGGAGGTGTTGCAGGCGCGTCCCCAAAGGGGGCCCCTCGCGCCCGCAATGTTACCGCCGCAGCGGCGGAGAGGTCCCTCCCCGCCATGGCCCGCAGCCGCTCCAGCGCCCAGTCTGGGACCCGCGTCTGCCCCGCCTCCCAGTAATGGATCACCGTTGCCGACCGCTCCAGCGCCGCGCCCAGCTGCCGCTGGGTCATTCCCAACTGCCGCCGCAGGGCCAGCACCTCCGCAGCCGCCGGGTTCCCCTGCAGCCGTTCCCGGAGCTTCTCCGTGCTTCGGCGCTTGGCGTCGCTGTGCGTCAGGTAATACTCCCTCTGCCATGCCTTGGCATATTCGCTGTTTTTCGCGTACCAGGCGCGGTGGGCCTGCCTCTGCTTTTCGGCCACCCTGGGGTCGCTGCGGCGCTTCCGGGCATGTTCCCGATCCTTCGCCTTGCGGGCCTCGGAGGCTGGTTTTACAGCCCCGGCGATCTCCCGGTCCCGGCGCATGGATTCCCGGTATTCCTCCAGAGTAAGGGCGTCGTCAGCTTCGATCTCCGCGTCTGCCCTAGCCAGCTCCGCCAGCTCCTCCGGCGTGAAGATGCTGCGCGCCGTCATTGCGGGGGCCCTCCGGGCCCGTGGCAATCCGTTCCCTCCGGGAAATACTCCCGGGGAATGATGGCGTTGTACTCCAGGGCACACTCCAGGATGGCCTCATTCTCCGTCATGACGCCGCTCTCGATCACCAGCGCCAGGCCGTCCCGGATCCATTCCGGCGACGCGGGCAGCAGCTCGGTTGGCGTCTGAGCCTTGACATACTGGGAGAGCCATGCCGCGATCCGCTGGTCTGCGATGGTCATGCGTCTTCCCTCCTGCCCCGTGGCGACGCTGTGAAGCCGTCGCAGGAATACTGTTCTTTCGATCCCCGGCGGCAATGATCGCACGGCGGAGATGTGTCATGCAGGCAGTTATCCGTCCCCCACCAGCGGCAATAACGGCAGACACACTCACCGCAGTGGTCTCGTTTCATTGTTGAGGGGCCTCCCCCGCCCGCCTGTTCCACTTCATGACCGCCCCGTGGGGGTCGTGCGTCCATTGGATGTACAGCCCGCACGCCGGGCAGCCCACCCAACCCTGCCGGAAGCTGCCGCGCCGCGGCGTCTTCTGCGCATCCTTCAGCTTCCCCGGCTTCCCTCAGCAGGGGCACTCTCTCACATCAGGCAGCCGCATCGTCTTCCTCCTCCACGCCTGCCGCCAGCAGCGCCAGCCAGCGCCGCAGCAGTAGATTCCGGTATTTCTTCCGCACCCTGGCCTTCCGGGCGTGCTTCATCAGGTGCCATTCCTTCCCCGTGGCCACGGCGCGGAGTTGTTCGTCGGCCCAGGCATCGATCATCTCCCCCGCGGTGCGGATCACGGGCCGAAACGACTTTGCAATGACTTCGGCCAGCTGACGCCAGGCGTCTGCAATGCGCCGGATCGCGGCGCCCAGCGAGGCCAGCGCCTCCGGAAAAGTAGGGTCTGTATAGGGTACAAGCGCAGTGTTTTCCATCGTCTCATCCTTCCCTGTCATTGCGAGGGCCCGCAGGGTCCGCGGCAATCCGTCTTCCCCGTCCTTCGCAGTTCAACCCCCATAGAAATAAACAAGGAGGTTCCCCAAAATGCACCGCAAGAAAAAAGCACTCGCCGTCTTCTTCCTCGCCGCCGTCGTCCTCGCCCTGTCTCTCTCCGTCTCCGCATCCACCGGCACCGTCACTAAGGAACTCAGCTATTCCGAGATCAAGATCACCCTGGACGGGGAGGAGCTGCTTCCCGTGGACGCCGCCGGGAACTTCGTGGAGCCCTTCATCATCGACGGCACCACCTACCTCCCCGTCCGCGGGATCGCCAGCGCCCTGCGCCTGAATGTGGGCTGGGACGGGGCAACGAAGACCGTTCTCCTCACCACGCCGGAAAAGCAGCGCCCCATCTACATCACCAGGACCGGCAAGCACTATCACTACGATTCGACCTGCAACGGCGGGACCTATTGGGAGGTCCCCTATGAGACCGCCATAGGCTTCGGCCTGACGCCCTGCGACAAGTGCGTCCTGACCGCCGAAAACGGCTATTGAGGTGATATTATGGCCAAACGCCGCAAGAAGCTCATCCCCGGCCTCAGCTTCAGCTGGAAGCGGGCCCTTGGCGTCACCAAGGCGAAGCGGAAGGTCGCCAAATGGACCGGCATCCCCACCACCCGTCAGGGCCGCAGGGCCAAATTCGGCCGCTGGTTCCGCATCCCATGAAAGCGCCCCGCAGCGTGACGTTGCGTTACAATCATAATTCCGCAATTGCAGAATTACAAGTGAAATTTCAGCAATTGTAGAGATTTATGCATTATTCACAATTAATTTAGAGGTTGCATAACCTATGAATCCTGAGATTTTTGTGCAAAACATCAAAAAGTGCTGCGCAGCTTTGGACATTGCGCCTACCGTCGCCTGCCAAGAAGCAGGTGTTGGGAAAAGTTTTATCAACAGCATCGAGGCCCGCGGTTCCATGCCCTCCGTGGACCGGGTGGAGAAGCTGGCCGCCTACCTGGGCTGCACCGTCTCCGAGCTCATCGGCGAAAAAGCGCCTCCGGGGCGGCAGGAGCCCGAAGCTCCCGCCCTCCCGGAGGACCCCGTGATCGCGGAGATCATGTCCCGCGTCGCCGATCTGACCCCGGACCAAAAGCGCCTCTACCTCGCCCAGCTCCGCGCCCTCCAGGCCGAAGAAGACAAAAAATGACCGTGTCCGAATCGGACACGGCAAACAAAAAAAGCCGCCCCGGATCTCTCCGGGACGGCCGAATGGATCGCTGTCTCAGCGCTGAATGTTCAGCTCCTGCTTCAATGCGGCGGCCAAAACGGCCGACACGTTGATGTCCGCCGCTCTGGCCGCTTCATCCAGCCAGGCGGGCAGGGACACGTTGCGCCGGACGGCGCGATTGTCGTTTTTCCTGCGGTACTCCGCAAAGTCCACGTCTACCAGCGTCACCGTCTCCCCCGGATGGGCGGCGATAACCTCCGCGAGGGTGGAAGGCGCGGGGATCGTTTCTCCGTCGTCCTCCATGTCGATCCCCAAAATGCCGATGGCGTCCCTCGCCATTTCCATGGCGTCCGCGATGTCGGCCCCCTCCGTGTTGGCGTTGAAATCCGGGATCGAAACAAGGATATATTTCTCCCCCAAGGTCAGAATGACGGGATATGCTGCTTTCATGTCGGTTCCCTCCTGTGATGATATTACTACGGTGGAAGGGGGCTTATTTCAGCCCCCACCGCCGGATGATCGCCCTTGCGAGACCCTCGTCAAGCTCCCGGTGTCTCGGGATCGCCTCCCGGTCCTTCCCTTTCGCGTAGACGCTGTGCTTTCCGTCGTCCCGCTTCAATCGCCAACCGTTCCGCTCCATCAGGTCGATCAGATCTCGCCGCTTCATATTCATCCCCCCTTACGCCTCTTATTATACACAAACTTTGTGTAATTGTCAACAGAAACTTGTGTATTTCTTGAGTAAAATTCATGTCGTGATATAATCTTTCCGCGCGAATACATTACAGCCCGGGCGGAAAGAGAAACAGATGTGTAAAGGGAAAAAGGAAGGGCAGCCGGGCTGCCCTGAACCTGTTATACCCGTAGAGGAGGAGATCCTGCGCCTGCTCCGCGGCCTCAGCCCGGAGCTGCGCCGGGAAGCGCTGCGGCTCCTGCGGGAGCTGGAGAAAGGAGGTCCCGATGATTTGCCGAAAATGCGGCCGTGAAGTCCCGGAGGGGCCTTTCTGTCTCCAGTGCGGCGCTTCCCAAGCCGAAGAAAAGAAAAAGGCCACGAAACGGGGCAACGGCCAGGGCCATGTCTGGAAACGGGGAAAGACCTGGTATGCCCAGGTCACGCTCTACACCCGCACGGAACAGCGCCCTGACGGATCCCTGCGCCTCGTACAGAAGCGCCGCACCCGCGGGGGATTTGCTACCAAGCGGGACGCCCTGGCCGCCCTGGAGGCGCTCAGAGGCCCCCAGGCGCGTGTTTGTCCCGCCCTGCTCCATTACTGGGAGAATTACGAGCGCAATGAGCTGCCGAAGCTCAGCAAGGACCGGCAGACCGGCATGAGGAAGGCCCGGGAGCGCCTGGACAGCCTCATGGGCCGCCGCCCGGATGCCCTGACGATCCTGGACCTGCAGAGCTGCGTGGACGAGAACGCCAGCACCTACTATACGGCGAAGGATATGAAGACCCTGCTCTCCCACCTTTGGAAGCCCGCCATGGCCGATCAGTTTGTCTCTGTAGATCTTCCCGGCTTCCTTTCCCTTCCGGAGCTGGAGGAAAAGGAGGGCGAGCCCTTCACGGAGGCGGAGGTCCGCGCCCTCTGGGGCGCCTGGTCCGGCGGCGTGGAGCTGTCCGGCCACATCCTGCTGATGATCTACTCCGGGATGATGCCCGGCGAGCTGCTGCGCTGCCGGGTGGATCAGATCGACCTGGAAGCCTGCGAGATCCGCGGCTGCGGCCTCAAGACCGCGAAGCGTAAAGAGGTCCCCATCGTCTTCCCGGATTCCCTGAAGCCCCTGGTGGAGGCCCTGATCGCCGCCGCGGACGGGCCGAAGCTGCTCCATATCAACCGGGACAATTTCTATACCAGGTACTACGAAGCTCTGGAGGCCGCCGGCGTGCGGCGGCTGCCGCCCTATTCCTGCCGCCACACCACCGGCACGGAGGCCGCCCGGGCCAACCTGGCCGCGCCCATCGTGCAGAACATCATGCGCCACGCCAGGATCACCACCACCCAGCGCTATGTCCACCTGGGCAGTCAGGACGCCCACGACGGGATCAATCGTCTGAACACGGGAAAGCGGTAGCCAACAGGTAGCGCACAGAAATCGCGGGAAGCCCTTATTTTGCTAGGGTTTTGCTTTCCCTGCTAAGGGAGTAGGCCGTGTTGAGCGGCGCCCGGGTTCAAATCCCGGCTTCTCCGCCAAAAACCCCGGAATTCCTTGATATACAAGGGTTCCGGGGTTTTTCTTATCCTTTGATTGAATTGTGACAAACTGCTGAGAGCAATGCAGAATCCGGCAGAATTTCCACCGGTAGCGTACACCGTAGCGAACAGTTATCGAAGGCCGATCTTGACGGCTATGTAGGCCAGGAGGGCGGTGACGACCCACTGGAGGACGGCGGCTGAAATGGATTCCCACTTTTTCGCGGGCTTCTCCTGTAGGGCCTTGACGCCGGCGGCGATCTCCCGCTGCTGGTCCCCGATCTCCGTCTGCTTGTCCTCGATGCCCTTGAGGCGGAGATCCAGCTTCGCCAGGGTGATATCCCCGGCGTGGAGCCGGGCGGTGTTTTCGCCGACCTGGCGCCGCAGCTCGTCAAACTCCTCCCGTGTGACTTCGCTCATTTGTCGCCCTCCACTTCCGGCAGCCCGGTGGCCACGCTGGTCAGCAGACTCAGGATGCCCGCCAGGATGCTTGCGGATCCAACCGCCCACCAGTTCACGTCGCTCAGCACCAAGCTGGTGCCAATCATGGCGATCGCCGTCTGAGCGATCGTTCTCACTGCCCGGATGGCCGCAGCCTTCAGAAACTTCTTCATTGTGCTCCCTCCGTAACTAATGTTATGGCCTTGCGTATTTACTTAAGATCTTGCGTAAAAACTTGCTTAAAACTTACTTAACTTACTTAAAATGTGCGATTAACTTTTGAAAACCCCACGATTTTCAAAAGATATCTGAAATGAATTGCACTTTCTGGTGTGATTCATTTCTCCGCCATCCGCCTGATCACCGCCGCCAGCTCTGCCCGCGTCACTGGTCTGTCCGGCTGGAAGCTCCCGTCCGGGTAGCACTTTATCAGGCCCTTCTCTATGCACCATTTCACGTCATCCGTATACCAATGCCCGGCGATATCGTCCTCAGGCTGAGGCTCTTCCGGCTGATACTGCGGCCTGCACACGGCGACGATCCGCCACCGATCCCGATTCTTCAGCGCAACGCAGCCCCCGTTGTCCTGTGACCCTTCCAAGCCTGGACTGGTGTTTCCCTCGACGGTAACGACAAAATCAGGAGCGCCCGTTTTCGGGTCCAACCTTATAGAAGTATCCACCACAAGGCCACAGTGCTCCGTGTCCTTCGTTCCATGAAAGTTGAGGATCACGATATCCCCCATCTGCACCTCGCTCACCGGCACGGTTAGTCCCTGCTCCTTATACCACCGCAGGAGGATCGAGCAGGAGGCAGTCTGACCGCCCCCCATGAACGCTTTTCTTTCCCCGGCCCGCTCGAAGCACCACCACAGGAACATCACGCACCAGGGCTGTCCGTTCATATGCCCACCGTAGGCCTCTCCGTACTTGGTGAGGTTGGAATTGGCCGGGGCTTCGGTATACCCCAGTTCCCCCCGGGCGACCTCTATGACCTTTGACACGCTCATGCCCTGTCCTCACCTCCAGCGATGATCAGCGCCATCAGCAACACCCCAAACAGCGCCGACAGTGGGATGATCCACAATAAATGCAGTGCAGATATCATTACGTTACCTCCGTCCAGATCCCTCCAGATTTGTAATACTGCTTTTTGAGCGGGTAAGGGGGCTGGGCTTCCGATTTAATCAAAACATCAACTCCGTAGAGGACCCCGCTTTCCGACGTTCCCGGCAAGCCCCCATATCTGCCTTTGACATAGGAGATGCTGGCATCCGTTGTGGCAGATCTGGTATAGACCAACGTGCCGGAATTGCCGAATAGCGTAATGATGTAGTTATTTCCTGCGGTAAGGGTAACATCCGAGTCAAAAAGAACGTAAACCCATCGCCCGGCTTCAAGAGAAATTGATTTCTCCGCAAGCACAGTTCCATTGCTGTACGCAAGCTTAACCGTCCCGGTGTAGCTAGTGCGGGTATAAGCTCTTGCACCGCAGATAGTGATAGCAGAATTTGCGGTAAACTCCCAACCTCCAATGGAAACAGATGCGTTGTCTGTCGGGTTGAGGGTAGTTCCATCTTTATAGCCTATCTCTCGAAGCTGGAACCAATACTGTCCGTTTTCGCCATCGGCAGCGGTTGGCGCGTTGAGGCTTGCAAAGGCGTTTCCACTACCACCCCCGCCGCCCCCGGAGCCGCCCAGCACCACCGGATTACCGTAAATGCTCATGCCGTCACCTCCGTCACGGTGCATTGCACCGTCATCGCTGAGGCGGGCGCGGCCCCCACGGCATAGGCCGTCAGAGTCCCGCTGTTATTCTCGATGACCAGCCCCGTCACGCCGTCGGAAATGAGGCTGGCGATCTGCGCCGCCGTGGGCTGGAGGTCCACCTTGCTGGAGGTCGTCACCGTCGCCCCCGTCACCGTCACCGTCTGGGTGTATGGGCTGGCGGAGCCGGTCCAGGAGGCCGACAGGGTGATGCTTCCCACCTGTACGGCTTCCGCTGCGCCGACGTCGGAAGCATCCAGCGTGATGTCCGCGCTCAGCGCCTTGCCGTTGACCTTGCGTGTAACAGGAACAGCCCCAACATCGCTTGCAGACAGGCTGATGTCCGCGCTCAGGGCCTTGTTGTTGACTGTGCGTGTAGCAGGGACCCCGCCCAGCCCGGCCAGCGTTATGGCAGCGTTGATAAAGCTCTTGAGCGCAGACAGGCTGAATTTTTTCGTCCGGTTGCTCTGAACGCCGGCCAGTACATCGTTATCGCTCAGGCTGGTCGCTGCTGGCAGCAAACTGATTTTCACTCCACTGGGTTCGTCCGACATTGTCTCGCCTCCTCAATTATTCAAACAGCAGAATAGCTGCTCCTGTGTCTCCTATTTTGTACTTCCCCATCGCATAACCGAGCTTCCCCCATGGGACATTCCGCGGGTAGGTCGCCGAAGGGTACATCAGCCAACCGAGCTGTGTTTTCTGGTAAACGCCGCTTCCATCGATCCAGATCCATCCCTCATTCTCGTGGATCGTGTTTGCCTCGGCGGTCAGCGTGATCGGCTCGTTGCTGTATAATGGGTCAAGCGTCGAAATATCAATAAGATCGACGACCGTCTCTTCCTCGCGCGTGTCGGGATTGATGATCGTCTGTGATCGCACGACGCTCCCCAAGGGAGTCTGAGGGACGAATACAGACCAATCAAGCGCCCTCTCCTCCATGATCTCAAGCTCATTGAAGTCGTCAATGTCAAATCTCGCAAGGGCGTTTGTATACTCCCACTCATAGACCTCCGGCGCGATCTCCACCTGCGTATAGATCTTGGCAGTCGTGTAAATGCTGCACTGGTCAGCCCCGATAAAATCCTGCGAATAGCTCCCTGGCCCGGATGTGTCATATCCCGCCCACGGATCTATCGCGGACGAAAAATCCGTCGTCATCAGTCCATAACGGAAATATGTGATGTCCCAAAAGCCAGCGCCTGCGTAGTATGCAACGCCTACTGCGCCCCGGTTGATCGGAGCGATCACTTGCGGCACAGCCCTCTGGGCAGAAATGGAGGACAGCTCCGTTATCCTGTCTCCGTCCATCGTGTAAGTGTATGCCTTTAGTCCGAATGCGTACTCGGCCGTTCCCGCGTATGTAACGACTGCCAGGATCCCATTTCGGAAGCCGAGTCCGAATTTTCGTCTGGAGGAGATTTGGTCCGGGATCGCGATCTCTCCCGACATACTGCCGTCAGGGAATATCACTTTCCACAGGCAATCGTCCAGATACGTCCCGTCCCGTTCGTGAGTTTGAAATGCCGCACATACGCCTCCGTTTACGACTCTCCAGTCGTACGCCTCGATATCGTCGCGAATCAGATCACCGCTCAAGCCGTCGATAATGTGCAGCCGGTCGTTTTGCACATAGTACATTTTGTTGTGATCGTCGATGAAATAATTACCGGAATGCACCGGCACATCCCCAACGCGGGTAAGCTCGCCGGATTCGTTGTAATAAACGACGACAGTATCTCCCGGGAGAATGTTTCTGTCGATCACCGTGCCGTACATCCGTGCGGTGCTGTTTGGGGCCAGCTTGTACGCCTGGTTTTGCCGTGTCAGGGCCAGCATAGCCGCATACATCAATTGTTCGTCCGTCACAGCACGTTCACCTCGCAGCGGAAACCGTCAGGCCAGTAGAAGACAGCTGTATTCTCCCCCTGCGTGAAGGTCAGGTAATAGAGGTTGTCGCTGCCCTCAAGCCCGTAATAGATCATCCCTGTCCTTGTCTCGATGTCGATATAGCTCAGCCTTCGGTGCATAGCGTCCACAAATCCCTCGTCGGAGAAGGTGATATCCACGTTCTTGGCCGCGCTTGACGTATACCGAAGCTTGAAGCTGTTGACATCTTTGTAAATATACCCTCTGCTGTATCCAAGCTCATCTCCGGCCCCCAGAATGACCTTAGGGACATACACCCCGTCCAGTTGCTCAAAAGCATATTCGCTCTTGACAAGCTCCGTGTATTTGTAGACCATCACGGGCCAATTTGACTCTGTGGTGGTGGCGTAGACCTGCTTCCCGTTCGCATCCAGCGGATACCCATCGTTGCTGTGAGATACAGGCTCCCGCTGCCAATACAAGCCCTGACCGAAGCGGTTGCGAGCCTGCTCGACGGCTGCGCTTCCCGCTTCCTCCATCAGTTGCAATCCGGTTTCAGTCAGCAGAGGATCATCGTCCTCTGTGATCAGGCCAGTCGTGGGGACCACCGTGCCGGTGATCCATCGGATGTACTGATCTTGTACCTTGATGAAGTTATCGTCGGAAGTATCCTGCAGGATGTACTTACGGATCCTACGGGACGTGGACAGTCTATCCACCGTCAATTCTGCGATATCGCCCTGTTCCGCATAAAGCGACTCGGTAAAAAGCGCATCTGCGGTCAGACGCCCAGCAAACATGTAATCGCCGATCTCCGGCTCGAACCAGATTCGCTTCTGCATCACGCCGTCGATCATGGCGTCCATTTCAAAGGTATCGGAGTTAAAGATCGCCTGGCTGGCCCCGTCGGACCGCCGGATCTCGATGCCCTTCGACCGGCTGATGGTGACCCCGTAATAGGGCTGGTCCACCCCCACCTTGTCGTTGAGCGCCCGGATGGCGGAGTCCACGAAGGACGGCACCGTCGCCCCCGTGACGATCTTGACGTGCCGGAAGTCAAAGGGATCCTTGTCGATGGAGATCACCCGTGCGGAGGCGGCCAGCCCCAGGCTGCTGTAATCAATGCTGACGGCGTCTCCCAGCTCCAGAGCCGTTTCCTTATACAGGGTAAGGTCATAGGTCTCGCTGCCGCTGCGGGTGTCCTGCGTCACGCTGACGGCCTCCACGTTCTTCTTGTCGCTGAGCTCCACCGGGGTAGAGCTGCCGATCCGCGACATGAGGCTGACGCTGTAGCCAGAAAACAGGATCTCCGTCTCCGCGGCAGTCGCCAGGGACATCACCGCGGCCCGGACGTTGGTGGGGCTGGTAAAGGACAGCAGCACCGTCTGAGACGCCTGCACCGTCCCGGCGGAGAAGCCGGTCCCCGCCAGCAGCTGCGCCAGGACCGCAGCGGGCGCGTCGTAGTAGGTCCCGGCCTCCAGCGCGCATTCGTTGAGGCGATAGGAGACGTGCTCGCAGCTGATCTCCACAAGCGGCGCCGGCTGGGCGGTACGCTTGGCCACCCGCACCACGTCGTAATCCTCTCCGCCGTAGCTGGCCACATCCCCCGGCTCCACAGCGGATGCGTCCACGATCCGGACGCAAAAGGCGAAGGTCTTCTCCCCGCTGAGGCTGTCATGCTTGGAGGCCTTCAGCACCCGGGGCAGCGTGTATTTCGGGACGCCGTCGGCGCTGCTGATAGTAATGTTGCCCATGCTGCACCCTCCTTACATGGTCGCGCCCAGGTTTCGGACGTATGCCTGCCCCTGGACCCACTGGACTTGCGCAATCATGGTGGTCAGCACCTGGCCGTCGATGGTGAAGGGGATCGTCAGATTCACCGTGGGGAGCGTGTCCGAATCGGACACCATTCCGGAGGCGGCCGTGCTCTGGAAGCTCGCCGCAGGCAGCGTCAGCTGATCCCGGACGTCGAAGCTCTCCTCCAGCTGGCT